ACTTCTTGGGCACCAGCATCCAGAACCTTATGAAGCAGGCTGCCTGCAGTGCGAAGCTGCAGGGTGTCGCTTATATCGTTATGGATAAGGCTCAGGGCGATGCTGAGGATATGCGCGTGGCAGACCTGGAAGCGGACCGCAACAACCTGCCTTACGCTTTTGTGGTTAACCTTAATGCAGTCAAGGAAATCTGTCAGGATAAGCTGGGACGTATCACAAAGTTTGTTTTCGTAGAGCCTGATGCATACCAGGAACAGACGATGGCGACACGAACGCTGACGGCAGAAGGCTGGGAGCTTATCGACAGCAAAGGCAAGCACAGCGGAACCTGGAATCTTGGGCGCGTACCGGTTGTTCCTCTAGTTAGCAAAGTGAGGAATAGTCACAATCCTTTCCCGCCTAGTGAATTCCTTAGCATAGCAAAAACAAATCTTGCTATCTACAATATGTGCAGCTGGTTGGCTGATATCTTGGTCAATCAGACCTTCAGCGTTCTGTGTTACCCTTCGAGTGACCCGGACAGCATCAACATCGGCACCAATAATGCCTTGGGATATCCTCCGGAGAGCAGTCACGCGCCTGCGTTCATCGCTCCGCCTGATGGTCCTGCAACGGTGCTGGCAGCGCAGATTGCTACACTGCAGCAGGAGATTTACCGCATGGCCGTTGTGGTCAACGTAACAGGCTCCAGCAAGCAGCAGAGCGGGCAGGCGAAAGCGTGGGATTATGAGGCAACCAATCAGATCTTATCCGATTTTGCAGACCTCGTGGAAGCAGCGGAAGAGAATCTGGCAAGGCTGTTCAGTATCTGGACCGGTGTGCCGCTGGAATACAGTGTGAACTACCCGAATGACTTCAAAATCAGTGAGGTTGAGCAGGAGCTTGCTAATGCTGAAATTGCTAAAGGCTTGAACTTTGGCGATGAATTTAACATGGAAGTGTTCAAGAGAGTTCTTACCAGCTATCTGCCGGAGCTTAAGGCTGATGACTTTGACGCGCTGGTGAAGACCTACGAAGAGCACTTGGAGCAGGAAAAGCTGGATTATAGCCATGCTTTTGGTAATAATGGCGGTGGCGATGATGGCGACGACGGACAGACTGGCGCAGCTGATTAACAAACTGAATAAAAGCTGGCGCAGGGATGCTAAAAAAGCAGTAGCTTACTTACAAAGGCTGATTGCTAGTGGCATGAAGTTTGAAGAGGCACTGGATAATGTGCAGCGCCACTATGGTAAGCTGTTTACACTACCGGAACTGAAGCCTGCGCTTGTAGAGGCTGCAGCTTATGCTTATGGTATTGTTCCGACTATGCTGACTAAAGCGCAAGTAGAAAGCATGGGTGAAGAGCTGGCCGATAAGTGGGATGAAAGCGGCATGACGCTATCTGAAAAGCTGCATGGCGTAGGCGTGAAAATGCGCGGTGCCATTGTAAGCACCCTGCAGGAACAGATGCGCCGGAACAAGACCTGGACTGAGGCTGCAAGGGCGTTGTATGCGATGATTGTCAGAACGTATATAACGGCGGCAAGGATATTATCAGCAGGCAGGACCTGCCGAAATATCTGCAGAAGGTAAGGGAAGCTACAGGCAACGACCTGCAGGCATTGGCTGAGCAAAGGCAGGCCATAGATAAAATCAATCGTCTGGCTAAAAATGGCGCACCTAACAAGGCACTGCAGGCAGCCTATAATGAATTGCTGGAAGCAGTGCAAAAAGGCAATGAAAAGGCTATTGAAAAGGCCGTGGAAGTTGCTGTCAATGAAAAATCCCGCTATGTTGCTGAACGCATCACCCGAACCGAGATGGCGAGGGCATGGGCTGACGGCTTCATAGCTAAGATGAAAAAAGACGCTGATATTGTGGCTGTGAAATTCAAATTAAGCAGCCGTCACCCTGTTTTTGATATCTGCGATATGTACGCCAAAGCTGACATGTATGGCTTAGGTGCAGGCATATATCCCAAGGATAAGCTGCCACCTTTGCCGGTGCATCCGCATTGCTTATGCCGGTACGTGGAAGTCATTGAAGGCGAAGTTGATATGCAGCAGCAACGCAACCAGGTGCGGGAAGCAGGCGACAAATGGCTGAATAGCTTGCCAGAGTCACGCAGGGCGCAGGTGCTGGGGCGTAAAGGCTTGAAGGCTTGGGAAGATGGTGAAGACTGGCGCAAGTATATGCGTGGCTTTTCGGGCTTCAGAGAAGCGGAGAGCAGGCTGAGTGGTATTAAGAATCAGCTTCATGCAGGTAAGAAATCCAACGAAGAACTTATGGCAGAAAACCTAGTGCCGCCTACAGATGAATTTATAGAATCTATTGCGAAAAAGTACGGCATGACGTATACTAAGGGTAAGCAAGGCGAAGATAGATTTTACTCTGATGATGGAAAACCAATATATCCGCCTAACAATTGTGCTATAGGTAAAGAAGAAAAAACAGTGTTGCCTAAGGGAACCGTCGTCAGCAGATATGGTTCCAATAGAGGAAAGTATACCTCGCCAGATGGAACATCCTTGGGTGAAAGATCATTAGATAAAAAAACAAGATATGATAATGAGCTCCATCGCTTTAAATTAACCGAGGAATTTGAATGCATTGAGGGAGTAGTTGCTCCTTGGTTTGATCAAGTTGGTAGAGGAATTCAGTATAAATTCTCCAAATCTATTGAACAATTGATAAAGGAGGGCGTTTTAATTGAAATATAGAATTCAAACTACTCATGAATTGAAAAAAATAATGGATAATAGTAAAATCAATAAACATTATTTTAGTATTTATCCAGATGAAAATTTTTATACTGAAGTAGTTACGTTTATTAGGAAAAAAGCTAGCAAATGGGAAATAGGAGTCAAAGAAAGATGTATAGATTGTGATGTTAAACAGTTTGATACAGAAGCAGAAGCTTGCCAGGCGTTTTTAGAAGAATTTTACCCGGAGGTACTTGATGGCAAAAAATGATTATAATGTTATAGTATGCATAATTCTGACATATATGTATAAATGTCTCAAAGATGGTAAGCCTGTAGATGTAGAACTTATGAATCCTAAAACGTTGGGAATTCCAGATAATTACTGGGTGTATATTGTTAGACATCTGGCAGAAAACAGCTACATTGAAGGTGTTACTTGCGAATATTACAAGGGTGGGTATACTCTTAGGTTTAATGATGATTATTTCAATATTACGCCGGAGGGAATTGAATATCTGCAGGAAAATGACTACATGAAAAAGGCAAAAGAAACAATTAAGGAGTTGGCTAGCCTTACAGCTACTTTAGTAAAAATGGGATTGGCAATAGCTAACATTTAAAATAACATCGTTAATCAAGCACGTGTAACAGCGTGCTTTTTTATTGCCCAGGAGAGGGCACAATATAGGGCGGAGGCCCATGATATGGAGGTATCAGAAATGGAAATGAAACAGGTTTACGAAGCACTGGAAAAAGTTGAGAACGGTGCTGACCTCATCGCTGCTATCAAGGGAGAAATTAACACTCTCAACAACGAGGCAAAGAAGCACCGCACGGCAGGAGAGCAGAGTGCGACAAAGCTGAAAAGCATCTTGGAGGCTGTTGGTTTGGACGATGGTGACGATGTGGTAGACAAAGCCAAAGGACTTAAGACTACATTAGACCAATTTGCCCAGGGCGGCAAAAAGCCTGATGAGGTCGCAAAGCAGATTACTGACTTAACCGCACAGGTTGGCAAGGTCACTAAGCAGCTGGCTGATATGACCGAGACCGCCAAGGCCGAAAAGACCAAGCGCCTTGACGGCATGAAGATGGCTAAGGCTGTAGAGCTGCTGACCAAGGGCAACGCTGCGAGCCCGCAGAATATGGCTAAGCTGCTGGAAGGCAGTATCGTTGTCAAAGATGATGAAAGCCTTGCCTATACCGGCAGTGATGGTAAAGAAATCAGCCTGGAAGACGGCGTTAACGGCTGGCTGAAGGAGAACAGCTGGGCAGTTAAGGCCAATGGCGCAGGCGGTGGCGGCAGCAATGGCGGTGGCGGCGGTTCTGATGATCCGTTCCTCAGTGGCTTTAATTCTTAATGACGAAAGAGAGGATTTTTTATTATGACTATTAACTATGCAGATAAGTACAGCGCAAAAATTGATGAGCGCTTCAAGACTGGCGCTCTGACCGCTCCGGCAATCAACAACGATTATGATTTCACCGGTGTGCAGACTGTAAAGGTTTATTCTATTCCTACCGCAGGCATGAATGATTACACTTCTACCGGCGCAAACCGTTATGGTACCCCGGCAGAGCTGGAGGATTCCGTTCAGGAGCTGACCTTGACTAAGGACCGTTCCTTCACCTTCACCATCGACAAGAGCAAC